AAACAGCTCATCGCCCTTCTGCACCGCGCACGCGATGCGCGCGGTGTATTCCAGCGCCGGGTCGACGACGTCGGTGAACAGCAGATCGCCGGTCGCGTCGGTGCCGACTTCCCAGGGCGGCGGCGAGTCCTCGAACTTGCGCCCGGTGCCGGCCGCCACGAGCCGACGCGCCATCACGTAGTCGGTCGGCAGCCGGTAGCTGTATTGCCAGTCGGGATTGGCCGCGACCGTGGTCGTGCCGGCCACGAGCACCAGCGCATCGTCGTAGCGTTTGGCAAACTTCCAGGGGTAATCACGCAGCGACGCGCGGATCTCGTCCTCGAGGATCAGGGTCGCCGCGACCGCGCCCCGGCTCTGGTCCGTCGCCAGGTTGATGATCGTCTGCGCACCGATGCGCAGCAGCCCGCGGTTGACGGCCTGGATGTTGGCGGTGACGCACACCGCGGCCAGGTCGGGGCTGGCGGGGTCGGCGGCCGGGCGCCGGCCGGGCACGCCGGGCTTCCGGATGGCGTTCGCCAGCTCGAGGCACTTTTCATACTCCTTCTGGCAGCGCGCCGCGGGCTCGTCCATCCGCGTCAGCGGTGGCGCCAGCACCGCGCCGAGCTTCCACTTCAGCGTCTCGATGAACAGCGCATCGCCCAGCACCGCGACGCACCCAGGTCGGCAGGTGTATTCGAGCACCGCGCCGGCTTCGTTGGTGAACAGCAGCCCGCCGGCGTCATCGCTCGACATCATGAACGCCGGCGGCTCGGGATCGACGCCGGTGCCGCGCGACACCACCAGGCGGCGCGCGAAGACACAGTCGCTCGGCAGCAGGTAGGCATACGTCCAGTCGGCATTGTTGGGCTGATTGGGCGCCAAGGTCAGCGCCCGGTAGCGCGTCGCGAACGGCCACGGGTAGGCGTGCAGCACCGTCCGCACCGTGTTGTTGAACACCGTGCGCGCGACGACCGCCTCGCGCGTCATCTGCGTGCAGTAGTCGGTCAGGAGCCGACTGACGCCGATCTCGAACAGGGCGAGGTTGACCAGGCTGGTTGTCTCGGCGACGCAGGTCGTCAGTTCGCCGGGCAGGCACTCGCCGCCGGGCGGCTGCGTGGTGTCGTAGGTGCACGGCAGCAGCGCGCCGTAGTTGTTCGCCGCGGGATCGTCGCACGTCGTCGACTCCCCCGGATCGGGGTCGAACACGCAGACGCCGAACTCCCCGAAGTTCGTCGCCTCGGGGTCGAGACACACGCCCTCGGGGATCTCGGGCTCGACCGGCAGGAACTCGCCATTACACGAGAAGCCGTTCTCGCACGCCACCGTGCCGCCCGGCAGCAGGAACCACGAGTAGGTCACGCCGGTGGCGTTGAGGAGGATGCCGACCGTGAAGGTGTCGATCCCGCCGGCGGTGATGCCGGTCGTGGCCTGATTGGCGCCGGTCCAAATGACCGACGTCGTGCCGGTGTTCGAGGGGTCGCGCACGATCGACGCCTGGGCGCCGTGCGGCGTGACGCTGACCCAGAGCGGGCGGAGCCCGATCGGCCCGAACGCAATCGTCCGCGAGGCCGTGCCGTCGCCGACATAGGTGCCCATCTGCACCGTCTTCGACGTGCCGGCGTCGCCGCTGCCATCGTCGCGCCGCCAGAGCGCATAGGTCACGGTCAGCGCGGCGCTGATGGTCGCGGCCGGCAAGGTCGTGAGCGCGCCCGCCGCCCACGATAGGAAGTTCAGCGTCTCGGCCGCCCCCGGCAGGCTCGAGATGCCATCGGCGGCGTGCCCCAACCCCTTGAAGTAGCCGCCGCCGGCGGCGCCGCCGCCGGGCGACGCCTCGTATTGCACGAACGCCGATTCGGGGGCGAAGTCCGGATTCGGCAGCGCGTGCACGTCGGTCGCATCGACGCCGCCGATGGCGAGGGCGCCGGTCTGGAGGAAGCGCGCGGCCGGGTCGCTGACCGCTACCCACTGATAGGTGCTCCCGGTCGCGTTGATCACCGACATGGCGCCGGTGATGCGGAGGATGGTGCGCTGTTCCTGATCGTCTTCGGCCCCGGCGCCGACGAAGGTCGGGTCGATGAACGCCTGCACCGGGCACGTCGGATTGAGGAACTGGTTGATGCCCTGGTGCGATCCGATCATCGACGAGAACCAGAAGCCCGGCGCGTTGGTGACGGTGCCGACCTTCCGCACATAGAACCAATGCACCGGCAGCCGGAAGATCAAGTCGTGGCCGATGTCGTTGCCGGCGTAGGTGCCCGAATGGATGATGTAGGGTCCAGGCACCTTCAGGTCACGCGCCCACGGGCTCTCGGGGTAGGGGTTGTTGTGCGTGCCGCGCACCCGCGCCGCCGGGGTCGCCGGCGGCGTCGCGCCCGACGTCCGCGGGAACACGTCCTCGGGGCCGAACACGCCAATCAGTTCAGCGACGCAGCCAAGGTGATGCACTGTGTCGCTGGTCGCGTCGTTGTCTTTCAGGTAATGCAGGCTCAGCGGCGCAATCGGCGTGATGGGCTCGATCAACCCGGCCAGCCGGTGCATGTAGAACTGGTTGATAAAACCAGAGGAGGACGGCAGCGCGAGCCAATCGACCGTGCCGCCGGCAATCTGAAACGCCAGCATCGAAACGCCGGCCGTGACGCCGGTGTGACAGACCCCCACGGTGAGCGCGGCAATCCCCAGGGCGCCCTGCTGGGCGTCGATGCACCGGGCGGCATCGGTGTTGACGACGATCTTCGCCGCTGGCACGATGCTGACCATCGGCGATTGCGCGTTGTCGGGATACTGGTTGAGGTTGCTGTAGCTGTCGTTTGTCCAGTTGGCGCGCTCATCGCCGGCGCCGAACTCCGTCGCCATGACGCGCTGCACCTTCGACCCGTTCAGCCAGTCCTTGCCGACATAGCGGAACGGCGCGACCGATTCCTTCGTCGGCGTCTCCGCGCCGACCCAATCATCGAAGTCGGCCCAATAGTCGACGGTCGTCGGGCTGCCGAGCGAGACGGGGGCGCCCGCGCCGAACCCGCCGATCACGCCCAGGCCGGTCGCCGGGAACAGCCGGTGATTGATGGCCGGCAGGCCGCCGATGTAGACCTCGACGTAGGCACCCACGCCGGCGCCGGCGGTCGCGTAGGACACCACGATGTCGACCTTCTTCCAGACGTCCAGCTCGAGCGCGCGTGACGACGTGGTGATCGGCGTCATCGTGCCGCTCGCCATATTGGAGAGCAGGAATGTGAGGTTGGGGTTGAGCTTCAGCTCGATGCCGTTGGCCGTGCCACTCCCGAGCCAGAAGCGCGCGGCGCTCGTCGGCGCCTTGCGGATTCGCACGTAGAACCGATCCCAATGCGCGGAGCCGCCGGGCGACCCGAACCCGTCCGGGTAGGACGAGATGATGCCGGTGTCGCCGCGGAACGCCCAGCCCATGCCGTCTGGATGGCGCGACGCCTCGCGGCAATATGTGCGCGTGCCGTTGCCCTGCGCGCCCTCCCCGTCCTGCGGGATCTCGAACCCGGTGATGAAGCGACGCCGCGCCATCGCGACAACCTCGACCGGGGTGTCGTCGATCTCTGGGCCTTGGCTCTGCCCTGGGCCATAGATGAACTTGCCGACCCACACAAACGTGACCGTGCTGCCAAACAGCCACGAGATACCGAACCAGCCGCCACTTTTTCGCGTGAACGTGGCCTCGTTGCGCGGATAGTTGTCGCCGACCACGCTCCAGAACCAGGGCGAGCTGGTCGCCGGCGCGGTCCAGATGGCGTTGAACTCTCGAATCGGCGCCGAGTAGGTGACAGCCGCCACCGTGGGCGCGATCTGGATGCCGTTGGGATAGGTGACATTCAGCGCCGCGACCTCGTCCCGGTCGGTCAGGAAGATTTGATAGTCGAGGTAACGGATCTTTGCCATAGCGTCATCTCAACCACGGGCGCGGGGTCAGCTCCGCGCCCGTGGCCTTGCCTGGTGTTAGCTCACGCGCGGTGTGACGCCGCTTCGGCCCCCAGCGGGTCGTGCGGGGCGCCCGTCGCGCCTTTCCGCAACTGCGCCCGCTCCGCCATCGTCCGGTCGTGGTGGCCCTTGAGCGCCGCCTGCGGGCCGGTGATCGACTCCGGGGTGCGGCCGTCGACCGGCTCCATCCACTGGTCAGAGAACTCGGTCGTGTGCACGTCGAAGACGTCGCCCTCGCGCCGGCGGACGTTGTCGACGAAGCCGACCGCGAACGCGCGCACCCGAATCAGCGGACCCAGGTCGCGGTCGGGCATCTCGTCGACCGCCCGCCGCGGGCGGGCCTTGGGGTGCGGCACCCGGCGCTCGGCCCCCGGTGGCGGCGCGGCGTTCTTGCGCGCCTGCGACGTGTCGCGCGGGTCGTTGGCCGCGCGCGCGGTATCCGACGCGACCTTGTCGGCCGCGACCCGGTCCTGCGTTTTCTGATCGATCGCGTCCTCGTCGGCCGCGCGCTGGCTGGCGGCGTCGGCGCGCGGGCCGTCAGCCGGGCGGGGCTGGTTCAGCTCGTCGGTGCGCCGAGCCGCGGCGTCGGGCGCCTTGGCCGCCTTGGCGGCGGCGGCTTCCTTCGCCAATTGTGCTTTCGACTTTCCCATGATCGTCCTCGCTTCTGTCGATGGTGTATCGGTCGAGCCCGCCGGGCCGCTCGACATTGAGCGCCCGGCGGACGCGACAGGTGGCGAGGTCGTTAGACCACGTAGTTGCGGGCGTAGGCCTGCGCCGCGATCGAGAACAGATCGTGTGACGTCAGCCAGGCCGTGCCGGAGATGGTGCCGCCGGCCGTCGTGGCGCGAATACCGAGATACCGCTGCGTCGGCGTGCCCTGCGGGAGCGGCACGAAATGCAGCGAGCCGATCGTGGTTTCCGCGAGCGGAATCGATCGGGAGGCGTGCACCAGGATCGCCGCGGTCAGCGCGGCGTCGGTGGCGGAGATGATCTCGAGGAGCGTGGCGGCCACGGTGCCCGCGGTGGTGACGGCGAAGCCGAAGCCCATCGGCTCACCCGTGCCGATGCGCCGCTTGGGCGTGACGTTGCCGAGATCGATGGAGTCCGTCGAGACGGCGGCGGCTCCGAACGCCTGCGCGTTGCTGACGCGCAGGAAAGCATCAAGATACATACGTTGCTCCTTTTCCTGGTCGCGTTAGACGACGCGGGCTTCCGTGTTGAGGATGGCGTCGGAGATCCGCACCGGAACTCCGCCGAAGTCGTAAACGCGCTTGCCGTCGACGTTCTCGAAGGTGATGCCGCCGCCGGTCGATACCTGGAGCCGCTCCTGGCGGCGCAGGAATCGGCGGAGCATCCGGTTCATGTAGAAGACCGGCTTGCCCAGCTCGTTCGGGAGCATCTCGAGCGCGGTTTCCATCGCCGTGACCAGGTCGGGCACCGACGACGACAGCGTGCTGATGTCGATGTTGGCGATCCGGATCACGTAGCGCCAATCCTTCAGCATGATGCCGGCGTTCCAGACCCACCGCTCTTGCAGCGCGCGCATCCGCTGCCCGGCCACGCCCGCCGTGACCTGGATGGTCTGCTCGCCATAGTCGTCGTGCTCGAGCCCGGCCTGGCTGCCCTTGGGGAAGATCCCCGCGACCGTCTCCTCGCCCCACGCGACGAGCCAGATGCTCGAGTTGTCGGCGGCGTCGACGCCGGCCATGTCGATGATGTTGCCGCCGTTGCCGGCGGAGAGCAGGGAGTAGCGCGGCGCCAGGCCGGTGAACTCCTCGGGGGCGATGCCGCCGTTGCCGTAGAACAACGTCTGCGCCATCTCCTGATTCATCGCCTCAATGAACGCGCGGGCCTCCGACAGCCGGAACGCCGCGGTGTTGCCATTGAGCTTGGCGAGCGCGACGTCGACCTCGGACCAGGCTTCGAGGATGCCGGCCTGTTCGTCGATCTGCGCGGTCGTCGACTTACTGGGCGTGACGCCGGCGTTCAGGAGACGCCACGCGACGGCCGGCAGCCCGGTGCGCACCGTGGTGCGGTGGCCGGTCGGCAGGTTGCCCTCGATCCACACCATGTCCGTCAGCAGCTCGTTGCTTTGCGAGAGCAGCTCGACGATGTCGGATACCTTGCCGGTCGGATCGAGGCGCTTCGCCCAATCGGCGATCGTCAGCGCGCCGGTTGAGAGCGCCACGCCGAACACGAGCACCAGGCCCGTGTCGAGCAAGTCGCGCAGCGACCCGAGATCGGGGCCGCGGCTGACGTGAGAGACGGCGCCGATGTCGACGCCGAACAGTGCGACACAGATCGCCGTGAGCACCACCAGAATTACAGCACGCATACTCGTTACTCCCTCGACGGACCTGACTCACTTCATGTTGGGATACATCCGGTTGGCGAGCGGCTTGTTGCTCCGATCGTCGCCGCCGGTCGTCGACCCCGACACGGGTTTGTCTTCCGCCAGTTTCTTGCCGAGGTCGGCGAAAAAGCTCGCGATCTCGATGTGGTTGCCGGCCCCGCTCTTGTCCAGGATGCGCTGAAACGCCGCGCGTCGCGGATGACCTTCGGGGCGAACGGCGTCGATCGCGGTCTTGGCGAGGCGCTGCGTCTC